GATTAGGAACGAGGAAGTTGATAAGTTGATCAAAGAATACAAGAAGATCAAGAAGCAGGAGAAGTCAAACATGTCTGAGATCAAGAAACTTGGTCTGGTTGACAAGTTCGGCAATCCACTGTAAACTGTATCACGTAATACAAAACTACTTGACTATATAACCTATGAGGTGCTATACTAGCACTGTCGTTCATCCCTTCGGGGACGCAAGTAGGTCGCGGAACGGAGCGTTCACCCCATGATTGAATTACTTTTATATTCAGGTATGGCCTGTCCAGATGCTGATGCTTTGATCTTCAAGATCCAAAAGCAAGAGCATCTGAAAACAGAGATCAAACTTGAACTGGTAGAGACCGTAAAGGAATCCATACCAGAATGTTATTGGGGCGCAAACGATTGAAGGAACGGGGCTAAAAATCCCTTACTTTCAGGAGTCAACCATGAACACCTTATCACTCATCAAAAAGCAAATCGACAAGGCAGCAGCACTGCACGACGCACAAATCAACATCACCAAATATCGTGGCGTTGACTGCAAAGTGCATGAGGCAGTTGAGGAAACTCACGGCACCTACTGCTATCGTGGTCGTACCTACGTTAAGTGAATGTGAAGGGAGGTTAACAACCTCCCTTTTTTTGTAAACATTACAGGAAATTCATTAAGTTAGCATACGCTGACTAGATAGTATAGAATTAAGGAAGAGCAATGATCTAAACCTCGTTGTTATTAGTTCTAAGATGGAGATTATTATGCATAACCTCATGTCACATAACCAGTTAGCAGGATGGAAGCAGTCGATTGAGCGGTTAACAAGGACCCTAGACAAGACCATGGAAGAATCAGACCTCATCAACGACTACTATGATTGCCTAATTGAATGTGATGATAATCAGGCTACATGTAAACGTATTTGTAGGAGCGTACTTAGCTAGTCTAATTCAAAAGAATCGCAAGAAGGAGGGTTGACTACCCTCCTTTTTTAATGCTATAATTAGTTGTGCGATCTATACTTTTATGGATAGGGAAACTCTTAAACTGATCGTCAAAAATTTGAAGTCTCTGGTGAATGTATTGGAGGCAGAGGTTTATTCTGACGTGGAGGCATATAAATATGAAAAAAGGTCTCCTGAGATTACGGATTATGACGAGGTGTTCTACGACGGAGACGACGATGGATACCCGGACTAATGGAAAACAAAAAAGCAGCAAAGAAAATTATTAAACGTGCGAAGAAACATCCTGATTGGTATACCCAAGAGGAAGTTTTGTATGCTAAACTATTGAAACGAGAATTGAAAAAGAATGAATGTAAAACTGATCTCAGTAACGCCTGACGCCGAGTCTACAATGGCATACGTGGCACGTGTGTCAAATCCAAATAATCAAGAAAATCCTAACTACGCTAAACTTCTTGGTTACTGTATCAAACATAATCACTGGTCTGTGTTCGAGCAGGCATTCATGACACTTGAAATAGAGACCACCAGGGGACTGGCGGCTCAGTGCTTGCGTCACCGTTCGTTCACATATCAAGAATTTTCGCAACGCTATGCTGATTCCTCCCTACTCACTGAGGAGATTCCCCTCCCAGATCTACGCAGACAAGACACCAAAAATCGTCAGAATTCTATTGATGATATTGACCCGTTTGTCCGTCAAGAGTTTCAGATCAAAATGAAGAAGCACTTTGAAGAGGGAATGAAACTCTATAAAGAAATGCTAGATGCATCGATTGCAAA